TAAAAAAGTCCGAGTGCATCTTTACGTTTTTCATGCTTGGTGGCATCATTCCAGTCCATGTGTTTTAATCTGACTCCGTTATTTTATGCCATTTGAGGGGGCATTGCAAGGGGTATTTTGATTTCTTTACAATCTCTTCATGATTGGTCATCCACACGGTCAACTGATGCAATGTCACACACTGGCACCTCATGCTCTCCACCAATGATGTACCAGTGCATTAACTGTCCATGATACTCTGGATGAGCAGCATACTCTGTAGTATACTCACGTTCACCACAATATACCAGCTCAGATTCATGAATATCATTCTCACGAAGCATTGCCTGCAATTGCATATGTGTTAGATCACACGGTCTTGGCACTTTCATAGTGAATTGCGACTGACCAGATCATATCATGACACTATGAAGGTGTCAACCTCCAGATGGTGGTTCGATTGGTTGATTATTAATGTATGGAATAGTACCAGTAGGAGTAATCACGTATGCTTTGATGTGATGATCATCATCAGGTAAGTTCTGTGGTTGTGGAAACCAATCAAAACAATTATCTACAGCGACCTGCTGACTATTGAAGAAGTAAACTACATCTTTTGCTTCAAATACAGCATCAATCTCTGCCTCTGGAATAATATAATTGCAAAGTTCAACATCATCTGGATCTTGATCCACATAATATGCTTTTACAATTGCTTTCTTATCATCAGATAGGGCATGATATGCATGATTATCGATAACTACTGCATATTTGTTCTCATTCTTAGCGATACGAGCACACACATCGTAGATACTGTGTGGATTGAGTGAAATTAATGCCATTATTATTCTCCTGCTGCAATTTGTTCAAGGATGCTATCCAAGTTGGTCTCTGTATTACTGTCGAAGATTCTACTTACAGGTAGAGCATCAATATTATCAACAGCAATGGAGATAGACAGATATGTAAGGATTCTATCAGTGTACTTCTTCAATACTGCTTGATTAAGATAGAAATAGTGATGCTTAGTATCTGCTAGATATTCTTCTGTATCACCATCAGCAACTCGTGTTGCATACTTTGATGGTGTAATAGGGAATTCAACTTCTACTGCAGGGACACCTTTCTGATCACTAGGGATATCTCTAAGTTTCTGTCTGTATGCAACCCACTGAGCTTTAACTTCATCAGTTAGTGGAGAATCTGGTGCTTGTGTCCAATCACAATCCATAAGTAGGAACTTTCTCATCATCTTGAGTTTGTTCCAGTTGACCATATTGTCTTTTGCATAGATGCTCCTCAATTTGGCATCTAAATCATAATCTTCAATATCTCTATAGTTGACGAACTTATCATGCAGAGTATTGTAAAGACCTTTGATCTCTAAAGCAGTAAATTCTGATGTATCAAACTCATATGATACCCACTTGTATGCTTTGGTTTTCTGATCTCTCTGATACTTATTCTTCAGCATCTTAGAGGTTTCATCTTTATAGAAGATAAAACTTTCTAATTTATCTCTATCTGAATCCCATAGAGGATACAGTACAGGAGAGATCTCCTTTGTCCAGTAGTCATCGCTGATACTCTTTGTTAGTCCATCGCACTGTATTTGCCTAGTAGTGGCATTTACAAACAATGCGACGGTTTGTGTATTGGCAAATTCTGTCATTGTACTTTATGGGCCCATCCTGTCAAAATGTATTTATCTTCAGTAAATACTGTATTTCCTTTATGTACGTGAGTTAACCCTGCTGGCCAGATAACTACCATGCCACCTTCTGGTTTAATTCTACGTCTTTGATATAAAAATTCTGTCTCTGCCTCACCCTCTGGCATAGTATTAAGATACATTGTCCATACTAATTCACGACTAGCAGCAGTGAATGATGCATTTTCATAATGCCACTCATGATATCCACCACCAGGAGGTGTTTTCTGTGCCTTCACAGCATATGACATCAGTTTAACACTAAGCAACTGATTATACTCTAAGCAATAACTTTTCAAGCAACACTTCAAATAGTCATTGATAGTGTTAGATAAATGAACATCAAAATGGTTTAAAACACATGCATAGTCATGTCTTCCCATTCTGCCATTGGCAAACTGATCTTTACCAGTTTCACCATCATTAATTAGAGCAGATGATGTCTGAATCTCATCAACTTTTTCAATCAATTCTTTGCATAATTGCTTTGGAATGAAATTCTTCCAAATACCAATAAAGTCATCAAACTCACCCACCATCTGATCTGGTGGAAATATGAAATTTTCATTGTTCATAATTTAGTATGCTTTGATCAAATATTTTACTCTGTGATATTTAGTGATTAGTGGAATATTGTTTTCTGGAACAACTAATGCAGTGGTTGAGATTGGAGTAGAAGAACTCATTAAGAAGTTTCCATCTTCAGCTGCTAATCCTGCCTGAACAACACCAATATCATAATCTAGAAAATCAACATCACTGATAGTATTACCATCAGATGGAACAAAAGTTTTTGTTGTTACTTCATCATAGAAGAATGTCATCATGGAAATACCATAGTTATCTTCTGATGCTACTGCATTATCATCTTGTCCTGCATTTCTTGTTTGTCTTATAATTAGATCAACACTACTAGCATTTCTAACAGCAGTTCCCTCAGCAAGAATGACTTCTTTTTCAACCCAACCTGTACCTAGATCACCTGCTGTAATAATAGTATCTAATACATTAGTTGTGTTTGATCCTGCAGGTTTCCAATAAGCAATAAGATCTTCTTCTGGAACTGCACCACCATTAAGATTGGTTCCTTTGATACATGTAAACCTAATCTTACTGACATTTTGTAAATCAAATGATCCCATAATATATTGTCTTGTACCTGCTCCATTAAATGCAATATACTTAGTTGCCAATCCTCCATATGTTGGAGCACCAGTACCTGCAGGCATAGCAAATTTATTGGATGAATTAGTTCCTAAACCAGGATTTTGTGGTGTTACTTCATTAGATGTAGTATCACCATCTGCAGTAGATTCTAACCAAATATTTGCTGTGTAGAATGCTCCACCAGGGAATCCATTAGGATTACAATTATAGAATCTACCAGCAGCATTAGTGGTATCACCAATAACAGTACCACCACCCTCTGATCCACGATAAGTTACAATGACACTACCATTTACGCCATTTGTGCCATCACCACCGCCACCACCTAAACTTTGTAGACCAGCAGTAATACTAACATTTTGATCAATCAAACTACAAACAATAGTTGCACCTTGACCACCGCCACCACCAGGTGAACCATATACTAAAATTGTTCTATCAACTTTAATTTTAACATATCCATCACCACCACCATTACCAGGAGCACCACCATTTCCTGCAGTGCTCCATGATGCATTAGCATAGGTTGTTCTGACGCAAGAATCTCCTCTCCTACCACCAGTACCACCACCGTTACCATTATGTCCGACACCTGCCTGACCACCAACACCACCAGAAGCAGAACCTGCAGGACCAGCAGCACCGCCGCCGCCACCGCCACCGCCAGCGGTACAACCTCCACTAGTACCATCAGAACCATTAACAAAGTCCATTGCACTGGTTACAGTATGTAAGTTTGTTGATGCATCTCTATTATTTCCACCAGCATAACATCCATCAGTAGTACCACCACCGTTGAAACCACCACCTGATCCACCACCTGATCCACCACCACCAGCACCTAAGAATGCAGTACCTTGGTTATAGAAAACACCAGTAGCACCACCAGCAGATCCAGCAGTTGCACCGTTACCCCATGCACCTGTACCACCATTACCACCAGAAGCAGCACCTAGACCACCGCCAAGTTGACCAGATTCACTACCAGTACCACTGACATTAGCGTCAACATTATTAAATCCTGCTTTACCAGCTTTACCAATAGTAAAACCTAAACTAGATGGTTGAAGTGTCAGGGTAGCGGTAACTAATGCACCAGCACCACCAGATCCACCATTTGCACTATTATTACATCCAGAATTACCATTGCCATTACCACCACCGCCACCACCACCTGCAGCTTGTACAGTAACAGTTCTAGAAGTTTCTCCTGTAGATTGAGCGGGGGCGGTCCAACTTCCACTATTAGTATATGTGGTATAACTTCCAGTAATGGTGCTTGTAGATGATTCAGATTTACCATCTCCACCACTACCACTGTTACCACTTGCGCCACCACCAGAAATGTTAGCAGAGTCAGTTCCACTACCACCACCATTTTGACCAGGTGATCCATTTGTAGCACTGTATGTAAAATCTGGGTCATCAATTAATACCTGAGGTATTAAGAATGTTCCACCTGATCCACCAGCACCACCACTACTACCTTTTGTTGCACCATCTCCGCCATATGCATAGATGGTTTGATTAGTTCCTTTCCAATTAAATGTGGCATATGCATAACCAGCATCACCACCATCACCAGTAGTATCAGCACCACCTCCACCAGGAGCAACTAAAGAAATATCAATTTGAGCGAAATTTTCTCCTCCTTGAAGCACATATGGAGACGTATTAATTGTTCCAGGACTACTAATCTCATCATTACTAAATGTTGTTCCTGTTCCAGGATCTTCAAATGTATCTAATTTACCAGCAATCGTGGTAGCACCATCAACAACATATGCTCTTGGTTCTGGTTCTGATGTTTCTTCTGTAAAAGATCCGACAGCAAGTTTAACTGTCAGTAATCCTGATGCTGGACTAGAGGATGGAGGAGTAGTAGGAGTATAAGTTACAACAGTAGCACTAAGTTGATCTGGAAGAACTTCAAATGCACCATTGTATTCAGCTTGATTTGCTCCCTGAACTTCAATTGTGCTACCAGAATCAAAACCATGTGGAGACGTTGTTGTAAGAATTACATAACCCAACGCTGCATCATAAGTAGCACTAGTAACTGAAATTGTTGGTGATCCTGTGACAGGATAAGTTCCATTAGGATCAGGTGGAATTGAAGGAATACCACCACGTAATCCAATTGCTTGAATACCAAACATATCTAATGCATTAGCATCACCTTCATTACCTGGTTGCAATTCATTATTTCCCGCTAATGTAGTATTATTACAATTTTGAGAGATAGTAACAGTTTGACCTGCTGTCTGTAAACCTGATGGGATAGTTACAAAACTCTGTGTCCAGTAAGCATATACAGCATCATACTGTTCAAATCCACCCTCGGTAATATTATTTTGTGCTCTAAAATCTTTACCTGATGGAATAATTTCTTCACTTGTTCCATCAGAGAAAGATACTACTAATCCTTCATTATCATTATTAGGACGCTCTCCTCCATTACTATCATTACCACAAATACCAAAGATATAAAACTGATTATATCCAGTGAAATCTAGTGTGTAACTAGCAGATCTACTAGTTTGCAATGAAGATCCAAATGCACCTGAATTATTAAATCCAAATGCTAGATACTTATCACCTTTATCTGTAACAGCTGGTGGAGCAAAACCACCAATTTCACCAGATCCAGTGCCATAAAATTCAAGAGAGACACCAGAAAGAGATGCTGTTCCTGCTATAGTAGGATCATTAACATCATAATTGATATCAGCAGGAACATTAGGATCTTCACCACCAATTCCTTTCACATTACCATAAGTTGCCATTCTAGGATTGTTTAGTGGATCTTTTGACAATCCATGAGAGTGACCTAGTGCTAATCCACCAGAACCATCTGGTTCAAATGGTAAGATATTAGACCTAGATTTAGAATACATTACAGCATATACATCAGATGGCGAGGATCCAAATTCTGCCTCAAATCCTTCATCTGGTTCAGAAGATAAAATATAATGAAAGTGTTCTACTGGTCTAGAGAAAATAAAGTCATCTACAGGTCCAATTCTAAATTCTACAGAACCTGTCATGAATGTAAGAATATCAGCAGTAATATTACTATATCCAGTGGTTCTAACATCACCTACAGTAAAGAATACTCCACCATCAAGAAGATCAGTATTAGAAATGTACCATCTACCACCAGTTTGTCCAACATTATTAACTAATGCATTCTCAATAGTTGGAGATCCTAAGTTATCAACTGCACCAAGACCTGCAATTATTCTGTCTCTATAATCTGGAAGTTTAAATGTACCAATCTGATGTGGATAATCACCTAAATTATATGATTTTCTGAAAAATGAATTTGGATGAGTTCCAGAGGTGAAGTTTACTGTAGCAAATGAGTTTACTGTAGTTCCTTCTGCAAATTGAATTTCATATGCAAACTGACTACCATCAGTAGGAATTTGACCTGTTAAATCTTCTGTTGGTACTACTGTTCTATAAAATTTATTATATTCAAATAGTGGTGTTGGCATTGATCCCAATCCACTACCACCATCTCCTGTATTATCAATAAATCTAAATTGACATCCGTATGGATATGGAAGTTTTACTGGTCCTTGAATTCCAAGATCTCTATTGACATTGATAAATGCTTTACCATTCAAATAATATAGTTTAACTATACCACCAGCATTTGATGGTTGTGTAGGATTAACTTCAGCAGTACCACCATAAGTGTTGCCAATACAATTATATAATTCAGGATAATCTCTAACTAATAATTCTTTCCCGTCACAATACAAATAACGCTTATATCCATACTCAGGATCTTCTCCTCCAGTTCCAGCTCCGCCATCATAAACTGTACCAGTAGAAAAACTATCTACTAGAAATGGCGTGATAGATCCAATAGGAGCATATTGTCCATCGGTTTCTTGCTTATAAGCAGTGAATTTATTTCTATATGAGGTAGTCATTAATACTTAATTAGAAACTCTTGGATTAGATATGGTTGAATGAATTGATCTGCTTTATTCTCTTCGTTGACACGAACAGAGATCGTAGATACAATATTTGCAGCAGGAATAAACGTAGGTACTGTGTTTATTTGATATGTATGCGGTTGTGCCTCAAAATTTACAAAGTGTCTATGTGTACCATCATTACCAACAGCAACAACTTGATTTGTTACGTTATTAACTGCAGCAAATCCATCTTGTGTTGAATCTTTAAATGAGTCAAATGGTAAGTTGTCATCATCATAATTACTTGTTAAAGTTACAGGTCCAGTTCTTGGTTGTGCAAGATATCCACCAATAGAACATCCAGGGAATCCAGTGCTGGAACATTTTACAGCAACTGTTCCAGTATATTCAATAGTACCGCAAGTTGCTGTCTCTTGTGATCCTGAACTTCCTCCACAACCACCACCATCACCAGACCAAACTGGGAAACCACATTCATAAGCTTCTGGAATTAGACATTCATACGAAGAAGTAAATAAACATCCAGTAAAACAACCAGCATAATATTCTCTTTTACATCCAGCAGAGTTAGTTTCTGATTGAGTAACACTAGACAATCTCTGTCTAGTGGCATTGTAGTAACATAAATCCTGTCTTGTATTATATGCCCACTCTAAAACACAAAGAGTAGATTTTCTAATATAAGAGTTTCTACCAAATGAAGCAAATTCATTACCAGTAGAAGATGCTACTCTTGTTCTATTTCCATCATGGAAGTGAGCATGAGGAACAAATGCATTTTGTAGAACGTCACTATTTTCAGTATAATTACCAGTATTCCTAATAAATCCTGGTTCTCCAGTAACTCCAATAGTTTGAGATGGTAAGAAAAATGATCCTGTATATTGAATTTGGTACGATGTACCAATATTACTAACAACTTCTAATCCAACACCTGCTTTTGTGATTTCATTTTGGTTATCATCTAAAATAAACAGGTCAACATAATCTCCTGCGTTTGAACCAGATGATGCACGTAGTTTTTTAGATCCGTAATCGGGTAGTTGAAATTGATTGTCTAATAGTATTTGATTTGGTTTCTTAAATCTAGAAAGTGAACCAACACCAAGAACTTCTGCTAAAGCAGGAAAAATTTCAGCAGCATAAACTGCTCCATCACATCTCAAATATCCTTGTGGTAACTTGTCAGCACTTGATGGATCATCAGGATCATTAGATGCCAACTGCCTAGACCAATTAATAATTGTTCCAGTAGTAGTTCCTACCTTAGATTTCTCCCTGTTGTACATTACTGCCATTTAGAATGCCCTCATGATCACAATAGTAGTAAGTGATGGTGTATTAGGGTTAATCTGCACACTCAAAGCCTTATCAACACTAACAGGTGCAATGGTTCCCGTCGTCATATTATTTATGAGGATAGTACCAGGAACACGCATCTGTGCTTTAGTCATTGTGATATCAATTGTGAAATGATTATGAGATGCCAGTGATTCCGAATTATAATTATCAGCGTTATGATTTAGTGTGGTTGGATATGGTTTTAATGCACTACCACCCCTAGAAGGAGGAACGATTGCATTACTATAGAAGTTTTTAAATCCTTGATATCTACCAGAAGGGGGGAATGGTGTAGAAACTGCAGGTGCTTGCTGATTAATAATACAGGTATTTGGATCATCATATTCAACTGTATTACCGTACTGTGCTACAACTCTAGAGTTTCCAGGAATAGCAGGAACAGAAGCAGGTGCTGCTGTAAAATCCCTAAACTGGTTCATTACAGGTAAAGTAAATGCAGATTCATCATACCAGGTAACTTTAGCAGTTCCTGGATTAAATCTATCCGCTTGATCTTCTGATGGGTTTGAAGCTTCAGCACTAACTGTAGTGTATTGTCCACTCTGAGTATCATAGTTACCTGCCTCAAACAATCCAACGTAACCACCACCTAGAACTGCAGATGGATATTTTTGATCTGCATCTTCTGGTTGACCATGACTATGAGCTGGTGTATGGTCAATACCAAGTTTCCTTGGAATAGTTCTAGCAGTAGTAAAATACGCTGGATCTTGAACATCAATACCTGTAATCTTTCCTGCCAAAGTTTGGTTTGGTTCTACTTGAAAGTTTACATCAATATAAGAAATAACATTTGTCAATGGAGCAGCATCATTACCATTTTCAGTAATATATTGACCAACGACAGCATTATCACCAGGAGCTAATCTAGAAGATTCTAGATCCACCATTGAACAGTTATTCAGATTAGGTAGTGTGAAAATATCATCGTCATCATATTCAGGAAAATTATTCTGAATACCTACAGGTGGACCACCAGGTTCCTGATAAGGACCATAAGTATTACCCAATAGTTGTGCTAACAATGGATAATCAATGGCACGTACAGTTTGCCCACTACAAATAAGATAACCAGTTGGAATAGCGGACTCTAGCAACGCTGAGCTGCTAGATGTCCCTCCCCATGGTAAGATTGACCCGATCGGGTTATTTTTTACTGATTTGATTCTGTTGTAACTTGCCATTTGTTTAGATCAGACCTCCATTAACCACCAACCTTGTACGGAAGTAGGAATACCAACCTGTCCATCACTATCAGTTGCTCCTAGGTATATCAAACTAAATGCTGCATTAGCAGTTTGTACAACTAGTTCTCCTGAAGGATATGGGGTGATTCTACCACCGAGAAGTGTTCCTGTGTTATCTCCTTGAATTGGAACATTAGAAGATTCTTCTGTTCTAACTACGAGAGAAGTGTTATAATTTAGATTACCACTAACGTCAATCAATCTTACAATATCTCCAGTTTGTGGAGAGGTTGGAAGCTTCACTACAAGTGTAGAGGTTGCTACTGTATTTACCATGTAAGTAATATTGGGTTTCAGATTGAGTTGTTCTTCCGTAGATGCAGAAGAAATATATCTCGTGTGTCTACCACCAGAAGAGGTGTAGAAGTTAGTATATCCAAAGGAATCAATGGAGTTATCTTGCTTAACAGCAAACTTCTTACCACCACTTGGACCAAGATTCTTAATAGAAAGTTGTTCAACAGTTGAGGATGGTGTTGTTTGTGCAACACCTTCGACTGTGAATGTCAATTCTGCACCAACGTTACCTAAGTTATCAACGAAGAATGATGGTACAGTAGAGTCAGGATTCTGAATTACATTCTCAGGATCTTGTGCGCTGAAGAGATAGAAGTCACCTCTTGCAACAACACCTGCATCCCAGAAGAATAGACCTTGGTGATCAGCGTGACCGTCATCGTTAACTAATCCAAGTAATCTTGTCTTGTTAACAGAGTCATAGATCTCGAAACTACCACCAATCATCTTAATATCACTGGCGACTGTTAAATCTCCAGATCTGTATTCAATTGCACCATCCTTAATCTGTTCGTTCATTACAGTAGTATGAACAACTCCTCTCATTCTGCCCTTAACAGCAGCCCAGACCATTGCATCACCCTCTGCATCAGCAAGAGCAATCCAACCAAGATAATCTAGTTTTTGCTGTACAATATAACCTCTGTCAAGGATGATAGAGCAGTAATCACTAGTTGCACCAGTAACAACTCTTTGTCTGGTTTGACAATCAACAATGTTAGCAAGTTCTGGGTGCTTAAGAACTCTTCTTACAACGTTTCCTACATCAAAGATGTTATCAGCAGGAGTAATTGGTTGATTTGTATCCAACCCATCACCAACAGGACCAACAACAATGGTAGGATTTGCAGCATCATTAACAACATCGGTAATCTTACAGATTTGGAAATCTCCAATACCTGTAGATCCTGCAGTTGTTGTTCCAATGAATACTAAATCGTCAATTGCAAATGCACCAGTTCCAGTACCAAGATCTTGTACAGGGACCTGAACTAAACCTGAACTACCTGCTGCAGTAGCTCTAACTGTCGTGCTAGGACCACCAGCATTGATTGTTTGAGGATCATACCAGAATCCATATGCTTTCTTGATTGTTCCATTATCAAATAGTGTAGGAATATTAGCAGTAGTGGATGATGTATTACCAGCAGTCGCATATTCAATATCAATTCTACCGAAGTGGTTACCAATCTGAGTAGTTCCAGTGCAAGTATCAACAGTGAATACTGGTACTTCTTCTCCATTTGTTAGAGTAAACTTCTCGTTTCTTCTAGCTTCAAATGTGAAATTACCAGAAGAGAAACCAACGATGTTTTGATCAACAACGATTTCATTAGATGCTGGATTAATAGCAACGATTTTTGTATCTGGTAGAATATCAAGAGAAGCTTCATTAGTGATGATGGCAATATAATCACCAACTTGAATATCACTAAGTGTCTTATTAGGAGACGTTACATTAACACCAGTAAGAACAAAGGATCCAGAGAAACTTGTTGCACTGAATGCAATCTTAGAAATCGTACCACAACCACCTTTAATTTTTAAACTATTGTTGATTGTAGTGTTACCAAGAATTGTAGTGTCACCAGTTACAGAGTTAACAACAAATACATCGCTGTCAGTTCCATTTGAACAATCACTAGAAATTCTAAACTTCTGTTCTTCAGCAACTAGAGGAGTAACAACCTTGATGACTTCACCTTGATTAAAGATGCCATCGCTGTTAGTATCTTCACGATCAACAATTACGTAATCGTTGTTCGTTAATGATCCACCAAATTCAGCAAGGTATACATTATCTTGAGGACCAGTAGCATCTAATGGTAGCTCAGTCCATGTAGCATCAAACTGTACGTTAACCTTGTAGATAGGTGTGGTATCAGTATGATTTGTTAGAATTGCAGTGTATGTACCAAGTGGTTGACGCTTAACCTTGAGGTAGTAAGGAGCAACAGCAGTTCTGGTTAGTTCTAGAACCTGAACGATTTCAGGATGTCCACTAGCAGTGATTGCACTGTTAATGATGATATAATCATTCTCTACAAAATATGGATCACCATTATTTTTGATTGGTTGATTCTTAATTGGTAAGTAGAACTCATCTCCAGTTAAGAGTGGGAATGATTGAGGTTCAACAACTGGTGAACCACCAATGTTTGTAACTTCCTGCTGATAAGCAGCACCGCCCCAGAGTCCAGCACCAGCTGTATCAACTTGGTTATAACCTTCATCAGTTGTTCCTACAACCAGAACGTTAATAATATCAATATTCTTATTGAATAATGTATCACTTAGAATACCATCAGCATGAGCGAATTCAGGAGATCCAAGTTGTCCTCTGTTTCCTACGAATGAGAACGATGCAACACCACCACACATTGTGATGTTACCTTGGAATGTAGCAGAAGCAATAACTTCTAGTTGGTTATTGATTGTAGTAATACCACCCTGACCAGCAATATTAATTTCGGATGCGTTTAGACCGAAGTTAATAATAGATGCAGAACCAGAGTTAGAGAAGAAGTCAACTTGTCCAGCAGTAGTAGATAGTGTTACAGTATCTGTAATAGTTCTTCTTGAACCTAACTGGAAGTCACCATCAACCTTAAAGGATTTGGTCTTGACTCTAGTAAAGGATAGAGATTCGCTACTATCATATGCACCACCAATCAGAATTTTACTAATTGTTCCAGCACCGTCAGAAAGACGATTATCTGGTGTTGCACCAAGATCAATGTTACTGTGTTCACATGAATTGCCAATGTTGATGAATTGATCACCAATTACATTATCACCAATGTTAATTGTCTGAGTGAGAGTTCTAACATTACCAACGTTAATGAATTCTACATCACCAGCAAGATTTAATGTGCCAGTGAATGTACTATCAGTTACAAGGTTGAATGTACCAGATGTCTGAGAAGTTCTAATTTCAGCAATAACACCATCATCACCATTGACTTCAATGTCATGCTCAAAGCGAGCATCATCAGTAAATCTAGATGTGCCGTCAACAACCAGTGCTCTGTCGAGTTGAGAGTTATCAACATTGATACCAACACGACCATTGTTTGTAGTAGCAACACGTAGGACTGCCTCATCATTAGGAGCAGAACTGTCACCACCAACTAACAGTGCATTGTCGATTGCTGTCTTGTCACGATCAGCGAAGTTAGTATGCTGTAAGAAGTCACCTGTGACTTTACCACTGATGAATGCATTACCAACAACATCAAGGTTTGCACGAGGATCAGTTGTAAGATTATCAACCCATGCATTTGTGTATGCACTATGTGGAGCACGAGCAATAGTATTGATTCCTAACTTATATTGACCGATACTCTCTGTCTCTGTTCTAAGTGCCTCACCACCAATAACTCCAACTTCCT